CTCATCCAGCCTAAGTGTTTAATCCGTAAGCTATCCCCTCTTCCGGGAAGTTTATCTATATTATAAGGAAATCTCCCGCAGTGATGTCCTTGCTCTAACCATTTATATTGAAATTTGGGTTGATATCGAGTTAAGGTAATCCAGTATCGTTTATGAGCAGTCCAGTAAACATCATCTCTATAGTGGTTCTTATCCCACATATCGAAAAGTCTGAAGCCATACCAGTCATAAGTCGGTTGGTCAATTAAGGTTCGTATCCTGTATTGTGCTTCTTTCTCAAACATCTCATCAGCATCTAAACAAAGTAGCCAATCGGGATTAGTTTCTATTGCCATATCCCATAACTGCTTTCTCAAAACAATTTCATTATTAAACTGAGATACCGGATTGGAAACGATTTTCAGTGGTTTCCCATCCAGTATTTCTTTACATATTTTAACCGTGTCATCAGTCGAGGCATCATCTAAGATAACAAACTCATCACAAAATTTAACTGATTCTAAAACTTCTTTTAGATATCTATCAGCTTCGTTTCTCACTAACATCATTAAAGTTAATTTATTGTTCATCGATTTAGTTACTCTTATTTTAGCTAATTCTAAATATTGTTTTGCTTTGGGAATGTCGCTTTCTCGATAACAATGAAAAGGAGGGAAGTAGGTATCAGCCCATAGAGTAAAACCGTTACAAATTGCTCTGATACAGAAATGCCTATCCTCGCCTAACCAGCTTAAATTAGAAATCTTCTTAAATCTTACATTACTTTCTAAAACTCTTCGAGATAATAGAGAGCATGCCCCTCCGCCGCCTACCTGATAAACCCCGGGGATTAAAAGTGTTTTCAAAAATTCAATTGATTTTTCCTGAGCCTTTTCCTTCTCTTCTTTAGTAAGTTTATTAGCATGAGTTAGAAAAAAATCATACTCATTTTGTAGCCAAACGTTTGGTAAACTTATTCTATCCTCTTTTTTCCACTTAGTCGAGTAAACACAGAAAATAATATCTTTAACTTGTCTAATTAAGTGCTGTAATGTTTGAGGATAAATTAAAACATCGCTATCGATTAGAAAGAGATAATCATATTTATTATCTCTTGCATAATCCATTATCTCATCTTTGAATAAAGCAACTCGTTCAATATTTTGCTTAACCCAGAAGTGAGATTCTTCGTTACAAATAAAGTTAACATTATCTTTAGCTCTCTTGAGAACCTTAGGATTAAATGATTTTAATAAATTATATGATTCTGGACAATTATTATCATCATAAAAGAAGTAATCTATGCTTAATCCTTCAGTATCGAGATTCCTAAGAGATTCTAAAAAGAGAGAAAGAATCTCAGGCTTTCGCTTAATAGGAGAGCCGATTAAGATTCTAATCATATATCCTCCTTTTTAAGGGGGAGTTCCCCTCCCCCTTTTAACTCGATGGGTAATCAGCATCAACTGTTCCAAAAAACCAAGTTCCTAACGTATTCGTGTTAGGGTCTTTAAGAATAGTTAATGTTAATGGTAATGCAGACCATTCTCCCATATCGTCGCTAAATGCAACTGTTCCTCCAGAAGCTACCTGAGCTCGATGGAAAAATAACTTCATTTGTTTCTTATACTGAGCACCTGCTTCCCCTAATATGTCAGGAAAGACAATTTCTAATTCAATGCTATTCAATTCTGGAACGCCAGCAGTTCCTCCGATAGTTAAAGTAGTTGCTCCGGATGTAACATCTACTCCTAAAAATCTTGCCACATTAGAAACATTCCATTCCTCAAGATTTACTGAAAGAGTTGCAGTTTCAGAATTCTTAATTACGTGGTCAGGAGTAGGGGGATATCCTACTAAGTGTTCAAGCGTAGTATATTCAAAAGTTAAAGAGGGAGACTTAAATGAGCCTACGTCTTCACTATTAATTTTTAATGTATACGGTCCGCCAGCCAATAAATCACTAACGTTTATTGTTTTAATTGCCATTTGTTATACCTCCAAAGTATGAATTGTAACATCTATAGATACTCGTCTTAAATCGCCTTCAAAGCCTTCTCTCATCATCCCTACTATGCTTAGAAACGACTTAAGCTCAGTATCTGTTCGAATAGATTGATTATGTAACAGCTCTTGAATTCTCATCGCTATCTCATCAATCTTTTCCGAATTTATCTTATCCCATACATCCACTTGAAAGAGGGTTGTGGTTCTATCTATATTTGCTCTTTCTAAGTTAGATGATACTACAAAAAACGTAATACAAGGTAATACACTTAATGTATCAGCCCAAGCACTAAAAACCCGATTACCTTTTCCTAATAATGTTTTTAGCTCTTCATCTTGAGATAGAGCATAATAAAGAGCTTCTTTAGCAGTTATCATATTTTCTCCAAATCCAGTAACAATTTATTTTTCGCCGCAATAAATGCCGGTCTCAAGAAAGGTCTTGGAGCAGTTCCCCGTTTGGAAATAGCAATAGCAATAGCATAAGCTATTTTTCTTGTATCGCTCTTCCCGAACAATGGTTCGTTTCCTTTAGCCGCTCTTGTATGCCTGGTTACCCATTCCATTAATGCTTGGACTGGGGGAAAATGAGGTCTTGTCCCATACTCAACATAAGGTGCATAATTTACATTTGTTCCCACTAAATAGCTTATCTGATTTTCGCCTATTCTTTCTTCCATCGTAATACTGTTCATTAACTGCCCGGTATCCACCGCTCCCTGAGGGTAAGGCCGAGAAACATTTCTTTTAGCCTCTCCCATGCAGTAAATTGCCGCATTTTTAATATCATTATTGAGCTTCTGAATGTTTTTCTCGGTAATATTATTTAACTCTTTCAAAACCTCATTTTCCCCCTGAATACTAATAGTTACTTTCATATTCTCTCCAGTAAACTTTCATAATGATGATTGAGAGATTTTCCTTCAAAAAAGTTTACTAATCGTATCCGGTAATATTGTTTATCTATTAAAATGAAATTTCCAAGAGTAGGTTTAACTACTGAATACATCCTGAAAGCTATATCCTCTCTCAATCCATATTCCCGCTCAACCAATTCTCTATTAACCGATTCCAGCCTCGCACTATAAGCAGTTTTTTTAGAATATCTCGGGTTAGTTAATCCAGTATCCCCTATGGTATAAGTTACCGAATACTCTTCTACAGTCCGATTTAATAGATTTAGCATATCCTCACCCAGCTACGCAACAGCTTATCGAGTAACGGAGTAGGGTCATAACTTACTGAGTAGTTTCCTATTCGTTCAGTAGTTACTCTTAAACTATCCCTCCTCGATAAGTATGCTTCCTTAACGCACTGAATACAGGCATCCTCAATCGCAGAAGGGAGAGGTTTCCCATCTCCCGTTTCCCCGGGAAGTAAATAGCCAGCACAATAAACCACAGTAAAATTCTGTTTTATATTGTCAGTAGCCCTTCCCCACCAAACCGAGGTATCCCATATCCAACCTGCGTCCCGATAAAGCTCGCCCGCCTCATCATCATAAATCTCATAATCAACTATGGGGTCGCCATCGCAAGTAACTGAAGTAATATAAATTATCGGAGTATTCGTTAATAAAAGGATTTTCCCTTTTCCTGATAATGTTTCTTCGTAAACTTGCTTGGCAAAAATTCGATGACAATAATCTTCTATTTTCCCGCTCATCCTCAAAATCAAAGAATTTAACAGATTATCATCATCGTTCTCCTCAATTCCTAATTCTAATTTAATCTGTGATAAGGTGGTTAATTTTCTGTTCGTAGCTGGTGTGAGGATTCTTATCATTTCTTCACCTTTGGTTTTTTCACCATTCTATCTACCGGAGCTTCAAAGCTTTCCGTTTGAGGAATAGAGTAATGTTCAGCAACTCCGAGATTAATAAGTCTCATAGCCTCTTTATCCTCAAACCCCGCTATTTCTCCGGATTGATAGGGTGAGTATCGTTTTATAAATTTAATTAACATCGCATTACACCGGTAATACTGTAGCTCCGCCTAATACTGCAACTATGTTAACATATCCGAGTTGAGATACTGCAGGATGAGCAACCGCTATTTCTAATCTAACTTCTTTCTCGCATCCTGATAAATCAACGTTAAGCTCAACTCCTCCATAGTTTGCTCCAGTAACAAGAGATATTGCTTCGGAGACAAGGGCTCCCTCTACTGTAGCCCAAGCAGAATCTTTTAATTCCTTAAGAGCTCCAGTAATTTCAATAGTTGAAACAGCATTGGCACTTGCAAAAAATCCAGCAAAGAAAGCACCGCTTAAATAATCGCTCCTATCTATCGTCTGTCCTGTTACTGAAATAGTAGATGCCGCAGTAGTAGCAAATATAGCTCCACCAGCTTCTAATATCTCAATATAGTTTCCTATTCCTCTCGAATCCATATTACACCTCCTAAGCTCCCCACTTAACTTCAGTCAATACCGCACCAGCAACGCTTCTTCGGAGAGCAAAGTCGTGTCTGGCAATCGCTCGGATAACCGTTTGGTCAAGAGAGAAAGCCGCTACTACGCTTGAACCATTATAGTAAGCCGCTTCCTCGGAAACTGCCAGCTCTACTAATGAAGATTCTCCAATAATTGCATCGGCAAAATCCACAAAGTAAATTTCAGATTCGTTTGCTCCAGTTCCTAAGTTACTCGGTATCTGAGAAGTAACAGCAAATGGGAAGTTTAATAAAGTTCCGCCCGCCATCTCATCCTTAAATGCATAATTACCATTCTCATCCATAACCGTAGTTAAGTAATATTTAGTTCTCGGAGACATTAACCACCCCGGACGTAAGAACCTAATATTATTCTCCTCTAAAGCTAATATTGCTTTTCCTAAATCAATTGCAACATTAGCTAAAGTAATAGTCCCGTTGGCAGGAATAATATTATCATCCGCAATCCAGTAACGTAGCCCTTTAGGAGTATCATTAGTTCCATCATCTCTAATAAATGCCGCATCCTCTCTCTGAGCCATAGCCGCTACCAAATCATCTCTTACAATCGCATCCGCCTGAGGAGAAGAGAATCTAATTAAATCATTAGAAATAGGAACGAGAGTAGCCAGCTTCTTCCAAGTTAATTTTATCTGTCCGAATGCAGGTTGAGAAACTCCAATGTTACTCCCTTCCCCGATATATTCAGCCGTTGCTCCTCCAGTCATCGCAGGAATAGAGATGCTTCCTACCGGCATAGGAACGATTACCGGATTCATACTTCTAATTACCGAAAGAGGTCTTAAATATTCAATCAGCTCGGTTGAATATTCCTCAGGCACTAAAAACCCGCCGCCTCCACCATCTACATCGGTAGAAGTAGTTAGAGCTTTAGCTATTTCCTCATCTCCCCATTGTTTCTTAGCAAAATGAGCCGCTTTCTCGGGGTCGCCTTTACCTGCCGCTAATGCTCTTATCATCCTTCCAATGTTCGGCTTCTCTTTTTTCACTTCTTTCCGTAAAAATAATTGCTCCATCCATTTCTGATTGTTCTCGTTTTGCTTCGCCATTATGTTTTCCCACTCAGAGCCTACAACCTCTTTTATTAAGCTTTGAAGTTCTTCTTTAGTCATTATTTTCACCTCTTAATCAAGTTTTCCAGTTAATTTACGTAATTCACTCGATACTACTGTTTTAATTGCATCCCTTAAATCTTCTGCATCAAAATTGAGTTCATCGGGTTTATCCTCTTCTTTATAATCAATAGTATCAAGGTCTATCTCATCTACCTCAGTCATTTGAAGTAGTTCTTCCAGAGCACTGATTGCCTCTTTCATCTCTTTAACACAGGAAGATATTAAATTCCTGTTTTTCTCGCTTAATACTCTTCCCGCTTTCTCCTCTATAAATATTACTGCTTTAGTTAAATCTTCGTGGTCATCTAACCAAGCTTGAGCATCACTTTCATTAGGAAAAACTTCCTTATCAAAGATAATCGATTGAACCGTCATTGGTCCATCCTCGCCATCCGATTTCAGTTTCCCCATTACGATACTTACCCCGGTATCTATTTCCTTAGTTCTAAAGCTATCCTCGATAAACAACTCCGGGTCTCTTACTCGATATCTCCAACTATTTTCGGTTTCATCAAATCCGGGTTTAGTAACTACTTTTTCTTCAACCTCTTCTTCTTTAACCGGAGGTTCTTCATTTGTTTCTCCAGATTCATTAACTATAATCGTTT